TGCGAAATCACAAACACGTTTGACTTACCACCAAGCGACTGAAGAAGTTTCATAAAGTCATCTGCGCCAGAATTATCGAGACTACCATCAAAGACTTCATCAAGAATCAAAAGGTTCGTGCTTGCACTGTTCTTTTGCTTTGCGATTTCTCGCCATGTCAAAAGCAAGGCAACATCAATACGAAACTTTTCTCCCTCTGAAAAATTATCATAGTTAAACTCGTCACGATGGCGACTCTTGATTACCTCATTGAAATTTTCATCAATCGTGAAGTTCACGAAGAAGTCCATATCGGACAGGTATTTATTGATCAACCTGTTCATGGTTGGCAAATAATGTCGAATAATTTTAGTTTTTATACCAGAGTCTTTGAGTAGATCATTAAGTGTGGATAGAATATTTGCACGCTCAAGAATTTCTTCTCGATCTGTATTGATCTTTTCTAACTCGCCACGCAACGTGTCAAGTTTTTCTTTCTCATCTGAGATTTCGCTTGATTGATTTTCAATCTGCCGAATTAACTCTTCCATCTTTTCGATGTATCGGGCGTTTGATTCTACCAACTTTTCTTTTTCGATCAACAGTTTCTCATATTCATCAGCAGCCTCAACTGTTTTTTGTGCAGAACGTTTTGCATCACGAATCACAATCTTCTCTTCGTCTAGTTTATCTACTGCTTCTTGTAACTCTGTAATCTTACTTTCTGTTTTACTGATTTTTTCAGACTTAAAATCATGGTCGATATGCTGACCACATGTGGGGCAATTATCTTCTTCACAGAAAAACTTATGTGTTGATTTTTCGGTCAACAACTTTTGTGAAAGTCTTGAGTGAAGGTTGTTGATTCGTGTTTCATCGGGGGCAGTTTTTAAAATTCTATCTGCCTCTTTTCTTGTTTTTTGCTCTAAAACTTTTAGATTAGCAATTTCAACATTATTTTTTTCAACAGCACATCTTGTTGTTTCAATTTCACTGCGATGTGATTCAATGTTTGATAAACTTTTCTTTTCAAGACCATCAACATAATCTTTTTGAATGCGAATCTTTTCTTTTGCTAACTTTTGATCTACGGTGTTATCTTCAAGATCACGACGCAAACGAGAGTTTCTTGACTTCATTTTCTCATTCATCTGACTGAAAACTTTAATATCAAGAAGGTCTTCAACAACATCTCTACGATCAGCCGCAGACAACTGCATAAAAGGAACAAAAGAGGAACTACCAAGAATCACAACCTGAGTAAATGATTTGAGATTCATACCAAGAATATTTTTCTCAAGATAAGATTGATCGTCTTTTGATTTTGACTCTTGGTTTACAAGAACATCATTTTTATAAATTTCAAAAATGGCTGGCTTTTGACCACGAACAACACGATATCGATTCTTACCTTTCTTGAAAACAACCTCTACAACAGAATCTTTTTCATTGACACTGTTGATCAAACGAGGCTTTGTGATTCTACGAAATGGTTTACCAAACAACGCAAATGTCAAGGCATCAAGTATCGTGCTTTTGCCTGCACCGTTGTCACCAACAATCAATGTTGTTCGACCTTTTTTCAGTTGTACGGTAGTTGGATAATTACCTGTTGAAAGAAAATTCTTCCAAGTCACGCTTTCAAATATAATCATTCATCAATACTTTCTAGATAAATTTCCCTTGCTAGTTTTTTAACATCATCTTTGTTAGAAACTTCTTGATTATCTATCTCGTTTTCAATCAATGTGATTGTGTCAACTGAGATATCTACATCTTCTTCTGTGGGTTCATACTCATCTTCTTTTTCTACGATGGTTACATCCTCAACACCAGATGAATAAAGTCTATCAAGAAAGTTTTCAAAGTCTGTCGGCTTTTCTTTTGCTGTGACAATAACTTTCACAAAACATTTCTCAAGAGCCGTAAAGTCTACATCTCTCGTCGGCCCATTATTATAAACAATCTTATGAAAGATCTCGTGTGGGTTTGGTATAAACTCTAGTTCGTGTGTATCGGTGTCAAAGATCCAGAAACCTTTTTCTTCGCCCCAATCACCAAACGTAATTTGATACGCTGTGCCAAGATAGTGAATATTTTTACTCTTGCTCTGTGTGTGAAAGTGTCCTGTGAAAACTTTTGAGTATCGCTCAAACTCTTTTGGATCAAGACCAGCCTCACACTTCATACCTGGATGCATGTAGTAACCATACAGTTCTAGGTGACCGAAACAAATATTCGACTTTGAAGTATTAATGAAATCACGAACACGATCACGATTCTCACGATTAATCCAAGGTATCAAGTCAATCGAAGTACCGTCAATTTCAATCTGACTAGGATCTGTGTAGATGTGAAAATTTTCACGACCTTCAAAGAGTTCGCTCACAGCATTTACTTTACTTGTATTCTTATAGTAAATATCATGGTTGCCAATAATGACATGAGTTTCTACACCAAGTTCTTCGAGCGGTTTCAGAAATCTTTCTTTGACATTTTGTAGCGTCTGAAAATTAATAAACTTTCTACGATCCATAAAGTCACCCATATGAATAACTTTACTAATGCCTCTTTCACGAATGCAAGGAAAGAAAACATTATCGAAAAAGTTTAAGTAGTGATTCAGAAATATAGGAGAATCACCTCTCGCACCAAAATGCGTATCGGTAACAATCGCTATCTTCAAGGCTTGTTGTCCTCAAACTTAGATAGATCTGTAGATGTGAGTTTCAAGTAATCAGCGTATGCGTTTGTGCTTTCTGCACCAACTAGATTTTGATTCTTTGCCCACTCTTCAAAACTACCTCTTGCATCAGCAGCCTGAATCGCTCTGTACTTAATATACATTTGCTTTTTTTCCTTTGCAATTCTTCGTAGAAAAGCATAATAGCATATTTGCGTGAAGTAAGCAAATGGATTAGGTTTATTTTTTGTTTTGCTAGGATCAAAATTGGTTGCGTATGACAAGCAGTTCTCAACTGCATCTGAAATCATATCGTCACGGAAAGTATAATTCGCAAAATTTGGCTTCGTTGATAAGTGCGAAGCAATTTTAAGAAATGATTCTCCCAAATAATGTCCAACACCTGGTTTTGTTTCACCATTTTCTTCGGCCTCTTTTACCTGTTCTTTGTATTTCATTATCTCTTCTAAGAGTTTTTCATTATCTACATAATGTTCTTTGATTTTTTTGGCCATCGTTTCTCCTAACGAATTGAAGTATACACGCTAAATTTTTTATGTCAAGAGGAGTTATCCTCGGTTTTTTATATTTTTTTTACGATGGCAGCAAAAACCAGTTCTAAATATCAGGTGCCTCCCTTGATAAGAAACACTCTAGGGCCTAAGACCAAGAAAGAATTTATAAGTATTCATTCGGGTCATTGCTCCAGTTTCTCCAATCATTTACATCAAAAGGATCAATCTCAGACTGATCATCAATTGACTCATGTTTTGGATTGAAGTCAGCGTCTTGTGTTTGTTCAAGAGCATCAAAATATTCAAAGATCTTATCTACCTCGTCTTCTGTAAGTTTTGACAGAATGGCTGTTACTTCCTCTGATTCTTCTAAAAGCACTTCTTTTGAAGTCTTTTTGTTCATCATTCTGTCAATAGAAACCTTTGCATTCTTATAGTCAGTAAGAATACTTTTGGTTGGCTCTACTTCTGTAACAATATGATTTTTTGGTAGACGAACATCTGGTGTTTTTGAAAATTCAATCCAGTCTTTGAGAGTAACTGCCATAGCAGTTGTCGATTCTGTTTCATTGTCATCGACCTCAATCATGCTAATCATAATGATCATTGGACGATTCACCATGTAGTGAGATTTCAAAGACTTTGATACCTTTGCGATGATGTTCTCGCCTGATCTAAGTCGAAATATCTTGTATTCATCCATTTTTGATCTCCTATGTTTTTATTGATACCATCTTGTATGAAAATTTCTCCTCATTGTAAATACGAATTCTTTCGAGAAAGTGCCGAAGTGTATAGTTTTTGTGGCTCTTCCATGAAAGGTTATCTGCAATGTCGTAGAGTTTCGCTACCTCCTTGTGTTCAGACTTGCGAAGTTGTCGCCCAATACTTTGCAATATTCGAATGCGACTCTTAGATGGTGAAGCAAAGATTACGTTATGTAACCTTCTTATATTTATTCCTGTGCTAAATGTACCGTATGATGCCACGATGATAATGTTGTTTTCTTTTTCTGCCTGCTTACGAATGGCTTCACGCTCTTCGACAGGTGTTTCGCCAGAGACATATACGACACTGTGATTCGGACAGTTCTTCTTGATTAGTTCAAATAGTGGCTTGCCATGCTTTTCGACAAAGTTGAAAAGAACAAGTGAGTTGCCTTTTGCATGTTTCGCCAGTCGTGCAATGAAATCATTTCTCTTTGGATTTGAAACGAGATAGTCAACCTCTTCTGAGTATTTGAGTTTCTTACATTCTTTGCATGTCTGATCGTCATACTTGAGTTGAATACAATCAATCTTGAGTTTCGATAAAAGATCTTTGTCCATGAGTTGCTTGGTCGATACGACTCGGTGTGTGCTGCCAAACAAACCTTCGATTACCAACTTATGAGTCTTGGTACCATCTAAAGTGCCTGTTAGACCTACACGAAAGTCACAATCTGTCAGTTTCGTCATAATAT